ACAAGCAATGCTTTTAGTGATAGTTGCCGGTGCTGATCTCCGGCTTAGTGTTATTCGGTGACGTACTTTCAGCCACTCCCAAGTTTCCTATTTGCACCGACGTGCCATTACCGCTGTGCATCAGCCTGCACATTAACTATCAAGTTATAACGATTGCCAAGGTTGCGATCCTTACTATTCCGTCACAAGACGATTAACAATCGTTATACTTGATAATGCTTGTCTTTCCAAGCTGTCAATTAACTTTTACGATGTTAATCCAATCGTCTTTTCACCACACTGAGGACACAGAGTATTTAAAAATCATCTTCTTCTGATTCGTCATCAAATAAATCAGCGCTTGCAACTTTAGCATCAGAGAAGGTTTCGCCATCTCTCTTGAATTGAACACCAAGGAGATTAGCAAGAATTTGTTTACCGCCTTTGGGATGAGATGAATACCAGAAGTCAAAAATAGCATTGACGTAGCATCCAGCATAAACTTTGTCATCTTCTTCGGTAATGGGAGAACGGTCTTTATCAAAGACTGGAATACGTTTGTTCGATGAGCCTTTAAGCGCCATCATACCTTCATAGCCATCAACGTCTTTGGTATCGCCATCTTGAAAACAAGTTAGTTTAAGACCTTTAGGCGCACCGTCTTTAAATGTTTGCGCAATGAATTTATCAATTGCCGCTTGAGTAATTTTATGATTCTTGCTGTCTTTTTCCATTAGGACGGTAGCTTCGAATTTTGTTTCCTCTCCTTCAAATACTGCTTTTCTGAAAAGAGATGGAAATGATAAACGAACGTCGCCTAATTTAATTAATGTTTCTGACATTTTAGCCTTCTTGCTTATAGCGTTATGGTTTTGGGATTAGGTGAGGATGGGTTATTGATAAATCGCCAATTAAGTGATTTCCCATCCTCGTTTTAACTTAACCGGAGAGATAAGTTGAGTTAAGTTTAGATTGATTTATTACTTGTGTCAATCATCAAAATCAGAAAAATCATTTGCAGAAACTGACAAGGATTTTCTTGGATCACTTTCTGGTACAACAGTCGGTTTACCCGATTTTTTAACTATCAGATTTTCAAAGTCTTTTATGTTTTTCTTGCCTACCAACTTCTCGAATTTAGCCACAGAAATAAAACTACGCTCAAACAATTCTTCTTCAGTGTGTGCGTCAGAGAGTGCAATAACGGCTTCTTCTTCACTACCCCAATCGCGTGAACTGCGACCTTCGACAAGTTTGTAGCCGGTAAAGCCATTGCCCGATTCTAAGCGCTCTCTGACGTGTTCTTCAATGGCACTCAGCCATGATTTAATCAGTGTTGCGCTACTCAGTGCAAGGTTAAGCTCTGCGTCGGATAACCTGTTTACACTGGGTAGCTCGTCGAAAAAACCAAACTCGTTTTGAATGGCATTTTCTGTGTAGCGCATAAGCTCTGGGCATCGTGCTTTGTGCTTACACCATTGGCATTGCTTCTCACCAGCAGTCAGCGGAGCGTTATCCTGCATAGCCAGTTCTGCTCGCTCTTTTACCCATTCACCAAACGCCAGTAACTCCTCAATGCTTATTGTCAGCTCATCAATGTGGTCTAGTCGCGGTTGGTAGATAATCATTGTGATGGTCTTGATATCTTCGAGCATACCAAACTCGCTATAGACTCCTAGCGCGTAGATTTTAGTTTGTGTGGTGTCAGCATAAACTCTCACGCCTTTACCGTACTTCAAGTCGATAATCGTTACGCTGTCGTCATTTAGAATGATGCAATCGGCTGTACCAAAACCGTCTTGTGCGTACTCGCTGTAGTCGAGTTTCTGCTCATAGATTTTATGACCTTTGTGTTCGGCAATGAAGTCCATGTAATCATTCACATGGTGGCACATTGCTTTATCTACCGTTATCCAGTTCGTTTCGGGTAATTGCTTACCTTCAAAATCAAACGGATTGATATCACCTTTCAAGCATATCTCTGCAAGCTCATGCGCTGCCGTGCCTTCGTCTGCAAATGCGCTACGGGATTCTTTGTAAGGCTTTTGCGCTGCGACGCTACCGGAGCAATATAGCCAAGTAGCGCTACCACTTGCGCTCAGTAAAGAGTGTTTAGGTTGTTCTTCGTTAGTCATTGAAGCTCTCCAAGAAGTTGTAAAATTCAGTGTAGTGTTTAGGCGCAAGCGTCATTGTACTTGATGCGTCAAGCTCAGTTAATTTGTCTATAATTTGCTCTTTTGAAATAGCATTACGTTGACGCAGTTCAAGCGCTATTTCTTTTAGCATTTTGGCTGTGAGCGCAGGCGTTTCTGGTTCAGCGGTTAATTCTACCGGTTCTACAGATTTTTCTGTTTCTGGTAACACTTCTACTTCAACAGGTGTTTCTACAGGCTTTTCTTTTTTCTTTGTTGCTTTGGGTTTTACTTCTTCAACTTCCAAGTGGTCTAAGATTGTTTTCTTAGCGCTAGATGATACTGCTCTACCTTCATCCCTATCTACTTTCATCGCTTTGTTCATTGCTTCGTGATGCTCAATATCAGTGATGATTTCAACAGTTTCTTTGTTATCTTCAATAATTGCAGGTGCTAAAGTTTCATCAAGCGTTTTGACAACATCCTCAAGTCTGAATTTAAACGCAGTTGATTGCTTAGTTAGCGTTTCGTGAATGCCGTGACTGATTCCAGATTTGATAATTTCATCCGTTTGTACTAAGCGTTCTGCTACTTCATGCAATAACTCATAGCTAAACTGAGTGTTTGTGCCGTGTATTAATGATAGCGAAATGAATTCACCAAGTTGGGTGTTTGTAAGTATTGTTAAATCATTCATTGTGTTTTTCCTCTGTTGTTGTAAAATGAGAGTCAATCTTAACTTAACTCACAAAGAGATGCAAATGGAAAATGAAGAATTTTATGACGGTGTGACCGTTGATGATGTGGTGCAGTGGTTTGGTGGTGAGCAGGTTGTGTTAGCAAAGAAGTTAGGCGTCACTAAAGCAGCGGTGTCGTATTGGGTAACGGAAGGAAAGATACCGGCAAACAGGGCGATACAGGTTGAGCAATTAACCGATGGGGCAATTAAAGCGGTTGATTTACCAATAATTAAAAGATAACGAGGATTGAGTCATGAAAAAAGTCGAGGATAATAAAGTTAAAAATATTCATTTTTCAAGTACGACTGATTTGTGGTCTACACCGCAGGATTTTTTTGATAGGTATAATGCAGTACATAACTTTGATTTAGATGTTTGTGCGTTGCCAGAAAATGCGAAATGCAAAAAATATTTTACACCGGAAATAGATGGGTTAAAACAAGAATGGACTGGGGTTGTTTGGTGTAATCCTCCTTATGGTAGACAAATAAAACACTGGATTAAAAAAGGATATGAATCATCTTTAAAAGGCGCAAAGGTAGTGATGCTTATACCTGCAAGAACAGACACGGCGTATTGGCATGATTATGTTATGAAAGGTGAAATTGAGTTTATCCGAGGACGTTTAAAGTTTGGTGATTCTAAAAACTCAGCACCTTTTCCGTCTGCGGTTGTTATTTTTAAGGGTGAGTTATGACAGATAAACTTTATCGGATAAGTCGCGGAGATAAGAACAGCGCTGTCTGTCGCAATGTGGAGGTGACATGGGAGCGAATTTGCACGGTACTGGGTAAGCACAAGGTCGCAAAGACCAAAGAGCAGGAAGGCTGGTTCTGTGGCGGTGGGTTCAGTGGTGGTTATCGCAACACGGAGAACCTGCTTGGGCGTTCGATTTTGACCATTGACGTTGATGAATGCGCAATGACTAAAGGAGAGATTGAGTTCGAGCTGGAGATGACAGGCTTTGCGCTGGTTGCGTACTCAACATGGCGTAGTACAGATGACGCTAATCGCTTTCGTATAGTGTTGCCACTGTCACGGGAGGTCAGCGCGGAGGAGTATGTTGCCGTGATGCACTGGTTTGCGTCGGAGTTTACCAGTTTTATTATTGATGACAGTGCTTTTAAGCCTGCTCAGTTTATGTATATGCCAAGTGTTAGCGCTGGTTCGATTGAGTCGGCTTTCGTGATGGTGATGGAAGGCAGTGAGGTTGATGTGGATGTAGCGCTTGCCTTTCCTGTTGAAAAGCTGGTGCAGGGAACTGTCAAGGAATACTTGGCAGTTGAATTCGATGTAGATGATGACGCGGACGATATGCAGGGACTCTCGCTTGCACTCGCGCATGAACCAATTGATGTCAGTGATGCACTGGTTGAAGCCAATCTCGATGCACTCCTTGAATCGGCAGGTGATTACTCGACGTGGATTACCGTTGGGCAGGCATTGCATCATCAATATCGCGGATCGGATGATGGGAAACTACTTTGGCTGCATTGGTCGGCTAACTCGGATAAGTTCAACGCGGCAGATATTGACCGCAAATGGCAATCATTCAAGACGGAAAAGAAAGTGCGCCCGTTGACGTTTGCCACAGTGATTAAGATGGTCAAGGACAGTGGGGTAAGTGTTGGGGAGATTGTCGAGAAGCAGGTGAAAGAAATCTTTGTCACTGGGTCGG